AACAATAATAAATAGAATGTAAAATTAATTAATTACAGTTTTAAACTTCCTACCTAAATTACTTACCTTATTTAAAAAATTACTAAAAGTGGATATTTCCCTTTTTGTGACAATTTATAAGACCCCTCAACGGTTAAAATTTCTTATAACTACCTTGTTTTTTTGTACTATATTGCTATAAATCTAAATATAAAATTGAACTTTTAATTGAGGAGTAATGCCATGAAAAAATTAGCAGTCGCTGAGTTTAAAGAAGCCCTTTCAAGTATGAAGGAAGAATTACAGTTAATAAAAAAAGAGGCTGAAGAGTTTATGGAAGATTTTGAGGACACCGGCCCGGAAGATATTCTATTAGATGAAGATTTAGATAAAGAAGAAGTAAATGAAGAAGGAAAAGAAAAGGAACCGGATATAAAAATTGAAACTCCTGAAGATGCGAAAAAGGTTTTGGATGAAGCAAAAGAAGATATTCAAGCTGTTATTGATAATTTAGATGGCGTTATTGGAGAAGGGGAAGAAGAAGTTGAAAAAATTGCTTTTAAAAGATTTAATGAAAAATATGCTTCAACTTTAAAAGAAATTGGAGGAAGAGCAAAAACTGCAATTAGTGAAACAAAAGATGCTCTTAAACATTGGTCTTTCTTAAAGAAAAGAATTAAAAAGAAAGAAGCAAAAATTGATACTTCTAAAATTAAAAATTCTCAATTAAAACAAGCGGCTGATACTCTTCATGAGATGTCAGTATTTGAAAAAATGTTAGATAAGTTAGGGTTTGTAAGAAAAAGTACTGCAGTTCCTCCTACGGGGGCAGAATTTAGCGGTAATAAATGGCCTGAAGGTAAAAATCCCGCAGAGGTTGAGTTAAGGCACTGGGAATCTGGAGCAAGTAAATATAATAAAGATAAAAAGTTTGAGGATTCAAGACCTAACGCCGCTGTTGAGCATAGATTAGATACTTCTGAATATTCTCGCAATGATCAACCTTTTGTTAATGCAAGTCTAAAAATTGTAAACGACCCAGTTTTAGGTAAAACTGCATCTTACTGGAACGTATACGATAGTAAAACAAAAAAATCTTTTAATTTAGTATTTAAAGACGCTTCTCCGAAATTAGGGCCTAAAAACGAAGAAGGTTTTAAGAATTTTGCAAGTAAGAAATTCGGGCAGTTATTAATTGATACGGTGATCGAAGAAGGCATTGATAATGTAAAAGCTTATGCAAATGGACAATTTTCGAAGACGGCCGCAGTTGATGATAAAAGTTCTCTAAGAAAATATTACAGTGATGCTTACGGAGATAAAGGATACTCAAAGGAATTAACTTCCGGAGCGAATACGGAAAATATGAACACCGCTTATAAACCAAAAAAAGATAAAGTTGAAAATTCTGAAGATAATCCGGAGTTTGGAAAAGCGAAAGACGGACCGGGTAAGATTTCTGCGAAAGAAAAAGAAGAGATGTTAGTAAAAGCAAGACGAGGTGTTGAAATTGCAAAAAAAGCAGCGGCTGGAGGTGTTATTGATTTTAATAAAGCTGCTATAAAAGAATATACAAAGAAATTAATGAAGAAATCTGATAAAGAAATTAATGCGATTGAAGAAACTCTTAATGAATTACCTCTTGTAAATGAAGCAGCTTTAAAAGAAGCAACTATTCCTGATGCGGATTCTGGAATTGTAGGTAATAGTTTAACGGGGGTTTCAAATCCAGAAGGTAAATCAAATACAGAAGGTATTGATAGTAATGTGGCTAGCGATGCTAAAATATCTAAAAAAGCAGGATTTGTTCCTCAAACAAATATACAACCTACTAGCAATTTGCAAGTATCTTCTGCCTTTACAACAACCGCAAAGAGGTTACAAGAAAAAGGAGTTGATTTAAATAATATTAGATTAAGAAAGGCAAGTTATAGAAATTCGTAAAAAATCGTTAATAATTATTAATTAAATCTAGAGGTTTTAAAAATGAGTAAAGTAATAGTTTATCACAAACAAGCGGCAGATACCTTCAACGTACTTGACGCAACTGTAAATACAGGTTGGTTACCGGGACAGTTAGGTACTTTGGATTCTACCGGTAAAAACGTCGATCTAGCAGTAACCGATGAAACAATGTTTTTACTAGCAGACGATGATGACGAACTTGCATCTCCTCCAACGGGTTCACTTGTAACTTGTTTATATGGAGCAGGTACAAAAGTAGTTATTGATCATAGTGAAGAAGTTGCAGCAGGAAGCGCGACGAGAGCATATGCATCTAATGTTGAAAGTGCTACTCCCGCACAGGATCTTTATGTTGATAGTGACGCTAAATTTACTACTACCGCTACTGGTTCGGTTAAAGCTAAGGTGTTTCAAGTACCGTCAGCATCAAATAATTACGGTCTTGGCGTTATTTTAAGATTCTAAAGTAGTTTAGTAAGAAAGGGAGCTAAATTAATTTAGCTCCCAATTTAAAAGTTCTTTAATAATAATAAGAAAATAAAAGTTTTAATCGTATATCGATATGTTTATCTTATCTCCCTTCTTAGGAGATTCTTACGATTAATAAGTAAATAATCGTTCATTAAACATAGGAGAAGTAAAAATGAAACAGAAAGTAGGCCGTCCAAATCAAGGATACGCCTTAAAAAAAGAAGCAGCTGGTACGACTGATGCATATCAGAATTATGCAAATTCAGTCGTAGATCAAGATGCAATATGGGATGCATTAATGACTGAAGGAGGTCGTCAAGCAGTCGGCGCTCAAATGGCTGTTCCGATTCGTCAAGAACTTGATTATGTAGGAACCGCGAGAAAATTTTTCGAAATTGATGTTCTTGCACAAGGTCAGATTGCGCGATATGATCGCGATATTAATGTTCCATCTTATGTTGTATCTAAACGAGGTAAAGTAGATCAATGGTATGTAGAAGGAGAATATGTAGAACCTAATACGTGGGAAATTTTTTCTCCAGCGTCCATTAGACTCTCACAAATTCAGCAAAGAAGATTTAACATCCTTGATAGAACTCAAGAGAAAATCAGAATTGAAATGCAAATTCAAGAAGATGACCAATTTCTAGCACTTCTTGATACTACTGTTGATGGTAATCAAGCAAATAACGATATTGTTCCTTCTACAACTGGGTGCGATAAGTTTTTCTTGAATAACGTAGCTGCAGAAATTCAAGATCATGACTTACCGTGTTACGGATACTTAATGAGATTTGATTCTTTTAAAGATATCCGGGGTTGGGACAATACCGAGCTTGATCCTGTTACAATGAGAGAAATTCTTCAAACAGGTCTTTACGGAACTATTTGGGGTATTGATATTATTGTTTCTCGTAGAGTAAGAGAAGGTAGAGTTTATGCTCTTGCTGAGCCTCGATTCTTTGGAGTAATGCCTGTAAGGACTGAAGTAATATTGATGCCTAATGATGAGCCTCTTGAAGCATCAATTGGTTATGTAGGCTATGAAGAAATTGGTATGTCTGCAGTTGTTGCAAACGGAGTTGCCTTAGGTACTCATAATTAATCTTAAAGATTAATTTATTTTAAAAGGAGATATAATTAAGTTTATATCTCCTTTTTTTATGTTTATTTTTGTAAATATTTTGTATAATATAATTATGAAAAAGATTTGTGAATATTGCGGGGAAGAGTTCGAGACTACAAATAAAAACAAAAAAACTTGTTCTAAGGAACATAGATACAAACTTGCAAGGAAAAATCAATCGATCACTTTAAATAAAGAATTTAAAAATACAAATGAAAGAAAATGTTTAAATTGTGGTAGAATTTTTAAACCTAAATCTTCCACAGTAAAAACTTGTAGTAAAGAATGCGGGTATGAGTATAGATCAAAAACCTCTCAAAAACCAAAGAAATTGTATAAAGTTTGTAAGAGGTGTGGAGAAATATTTATAGATAAAACTTATTCCAAAAAAATAATTTATTGTAAAAAATGTAGAAAAGAAATTAAAGAAGAAAAAAAGATTAAAAGCAAGATATGTAACGAATGCGGTAGAGTTTTTTATAGACCTTTTACGTACGGTAGATATTGTTCTTCTAGTTGTAGAAGGAAGCATTTAAAGGAACAATTAAAGGTAGAAGGTAAACTAATACCTTGCCTTATTTGTGGGAATATGTTTAAAGAAACAATTGACGGGCGTCAGACTTGCAGTAAAGAACACGCCCAGCAATTAAAAGAGAAGAATAACATATTCAAGTATGGGTTTAAAAACCCTATGCAAGTTCTTGAATTTAGACAGAAAGCAATTCAAACTAATTTAGAAAGATATGGGGAGACCAACCCCTCTAAAAATTCTGAAGTAATTAATAAGATAATTAATACTAATATAGAAAGGTACGGAGCTCATTCTAAAACTCAAGCAAAAATTGAAAAAGAAATAAGGGAATTATTTAATAGAAAAGAGTTTTTAGAAGATTTACATATAAATCAACAAATGACTATGTTAAAGATTTCGAAAGAATACGGAGTAGGAGATTTATATGTAGCAAAACAATTAAGAAGTCTTGGTATACCTATTAAGAATTATAAATCAGAAGGAGAAAGAGAAATTACTTCCTTTCTAGAAAATTCCGGATTGAGTATTCCTATTGAATATAGAAATACTAGAAATATATTACCTTCTGGTAAAGAGTTAGATATTTTTATACCCTCCAAAAAAACAGCTATAGAATTTAACGGTTTATATTATCATTCAGAAAAAGCGTTAGAAAAAAGAGAACCGAGATCGTCCAAGACATATCATTTAAATAAAACTAAGGAAGCAGAGAAGTTAGGTATTCACCTTATTCATATTTATGAGGATGATTGGGTATTAAAAAGAGAAATAGTTAAAAATAGATTAAAACAAGTTTTAAATTTGGAATCTGATTATACTTATTATGCAAGAAAATGTACAATAAAAGAATTATCATCTTCTGAAGCTTCTGAATTTTTAAATACTTATCATTTATATGGCAAAGTAGCTTCTCAAATAAAGTTAGGTCTTATTTACAATGATGAAATTGTTGCTTGCATGACTTTTGGCGGTTTGAGGAAAAATATAGTAGGGAGAGAGAAAAAAGAGAACGAATATGAATTGTTAAGGTTTTGTTCAAAAGGAAATGTAGTTGGAGGAGCTTCAAAATTATTTAAGTATTTTCTTAAAATATATAAGCCGAAAAAAGTTATAAGTTATGCGGATAGACATTGGACTACTACTATAAAAGAAAATGTATATGATAAATTAGGTTTTAAAAAGGTTTCTGACGGAAAACCAAATTATTGGTACATAATAGGCCAACATAGAGAACATAGATATAATTGGAGAAAACAAGTTTTATTTAAAAAATTAAAGAAATTTGATCCTAATAAAACAGAGTATTTAAATATGTTAGATAATAATTATGACAGAATTTGGGGTTGCGGAAGTTTAAAATATGAGTATAATAATACTTAAAATTATTGTATAATATAGATAAAAACAGGAGCTTTATTTATGAATTTGGGAGAGCCGGTTAAATATTGTGTAGACTGCGGTAAAAATACTTAAAAAAATTTAAGGATTACGAGAATGAAAAGATTAATTTTGTTTATAAGAAACTATCATATGTATTTATGCGGAAAATGTGGTTGTTTATGGAAAACTCCTTACTGTTATAATTGCGATAGACCTATTAATAATTAAGGAATAGATGATGACAATAAAAATTTTATTCGGCGTTATTCTTTTGATTGCTTTGACTATTGCAATTATTTTAGATCATAGAAGAAGAAAATATTATAATGAATATGAAAAAGAAAGTGAAAGAAGATGGAAAAAATTATTAAATGGTGAAGAATAGTTATGAAATCTAAAGATTTAACAGATTTTATTGATATAGAAGCTTCTATAGAATGTCATAATTGTCATAAAGTTAGTATTGAATGGGGAGCAGATGAGTATACTGCATCAGACGCTTTTTTTGAAAAAGGATGGAGAAAAGGCAGAGCGCGCGTTTATTGCCCAGATTGTGCTCCTAAAAAATTAAAAAATATTAATATTAAATGAAGAAAGCAAATAATATAAGAACTCAATTAATAAAAAAACTTCACTTAAATCAAAGTATGAGATATCCTGAAGAATGTAAAAATCGTATATTAAAAAGACTTAAAAAATTTAATAGAGATAATGGTACTAATATAAGACTTAATGTTCAAAAATTAACTAATAATCGAGAAAATAACCCCGGAATACCTGAGTATTATAGAATTACAATAGAAGATAATCCTATCTTTAGTCAATTTAAATTACAAATCTAATATTTGTAAAACATCCCTTTAACAGCTATATATCTAAGAAAAAGTACTAGATATATGGCATATTCGACCGCTCAACAATTTTATATTGATCTATTAAGATCTCATCTCAGTATGCGTACAACTCCTGCTTCAGGCTCAAGTTATAACCTTAATGCAAAACTGGGAGATGCTGAATTATGGGAGGATTTTAGATTAGGTTTAAACTTTTTTAACACTTTTCCCCCTCAATTAACTACTTTTACTTCAGAAAGTCTCTATGCAGTATCGCAAGCAGCTGCGGATGATGGAAAAGATCCCACAGCGCCGGAGAGAGAAGATTTAGGTTCAATTCTTACAACTCCAGTTATCATGTGCGCGCTTTTCTTTGTAGGATTAAGATTACAGTGGTTTGAGGCAGGAAAACATTTTAGATATAATGATAATGGTATTTCTATTGAAAGAGCAAAACAGCAGGATTATGCAAATATTGTAAATGGAGATATACTAGCGTATTTAAATACTAATTTACTGATGGTGAAAAAAACTATCGCATTATCTGCAACGAAAATGAAAGGATTGTGGTCGGGTATGGTTAGTATGCCCCGAAGTTTAACCCGCGGTCTAAGAGGTACAAGAATTGGATGGGGCGGATAATTTTAAAGGAGAATAAGATGTTAAAACAACTAAAAATATTTTTAATTTTATTTTTTATAGTATCAGGTTTCTGTTTAGGTCAGAATACAAATAAAGAGGATCCTCCTCCTCGGCCTACTCAGGTTTACATGCATCAAATTTATGATAAAGTAGGCGAGGCTATTAGAGTAATAATTACAAGCGATGTCACCGCGCAAGACACAGTTATTATAATATCTTCAGATTCAACTATAGTTAAAAATGAAGTATTATTTAGTAATCCTTATAAACCTTACACTCCTCTTGATACCGTAATTGCAATTACAAATACTGCTTCTGATCTAGCAACGCTTTTAGGTTATAATTGGAATTTAAGAGGAGGGTTATTGGAGCTAGTTAATTACGATGTCGGCAAAAGAGTAGCTCACGGTAAAAGTAATGGCGTAGGATTCAATCCTTCTCAACCAGGACATGTACTTTATTTTGGGGACACCTATAAAGATGAATACTCTTTTTATACAGAAGCTTCGAATTGTTATGTAGTTTCGGATTCATTAAACGCATATTTAAGAGTAAGATTGATAGGAAGGTAATCAGATGAAAAAATATTTATTAATAATATTCTTATTTACAATAACTTTATTCGGACAAGGTAGATTTTATCCAAGCGGGAGTGATTTAAAACCGAAAGACCCAAATTGGGGAGTTGATGTAGACCATATCAAAATTAAAGGATTAGATTTAATTCCAAGCATTTCAACTAAAATTGATAGTATCGCCGAAAGAGTAGATACTTTAAGAAATGTAAAAAGAATTTATCTTGTAAACGGTGTAGATACTACAGAGATTTATGATAACGGAGATACCCTTCATATTATTCCAACCGGAGGAAGACCTATTAAATTAGGAAATGTGGTGGTTGATGATATTTCAGTACAAAATATTTACGTAGTAAGTGGAGGAAGTTCCTATCTGGTTGAAGGACAACTGGGTTCTGATGCTTTTGTAGTGTTTGATTCCACAATGACTGCCCAAGAAATTCAAGATAGTATTAATATGCTTCCAAAAAATCTTGGAGGACATGATTTAACTTTTCAATTTAGTGACGGTACATACTTATTAGATACTACTTTAGTATTTGAAAGATTTTACGGGGGTAGATTATATATTAACGGTAATTTATCTGAAAGTTCTACTCTTTACTCGACGCAATCTGTAGTTTTAAATTCATCTGCGACTACATCTGCGATTTTAATTCAATATTGTATGTCATATAATGTCGTAAGAAATATAAAGGTAGTAGGGACTTCCGCGGAGAACGAAATTCTCTTTCTCAGTAATGGAACTATGAATTTAGTATTAAATAGTTATTTATCCGGGGGAGTATCCTCAAGTTACGGCGTAAGATTTCAATACAGTCCTGGATATATTATAAACTCTTATGTTTCTACAGTAACGTACGGTATAGCAGCATATGCAAGTCGCATATATTCAAATAATAATGATGATATAAGTACTCCGCCTACTTACGGTTTAGCGGCGACTAACGGCGGGACTTTAAGTAAAGGAGGAGGACTTCAACCTACGGGGTCTTCTTCAAATGAGTATACCTCAACTGGAGGAGTAATAAGATAGAGGGCTGTTAAAATGAAATATTTTTATTATAATGAAAATTTAGAACTTGAAAAAGTTTCAGATAGAGACCTTCAAGATAATAATTATATTAAAGTTATATTTGACTCTGACGAACCTCAAAATACAAATGAATTTAAACTTAAAGTATTAAGAGCAAAAAGAGATAAAATATTAAAAGAACAAGAAAAAGATACGCAATTAAAATTTCTTACTATGAAAAATCCAGACCCTATAAAATATTCTGCTTTACAAGATTACTGGCAAATATTAAGAGATTTGCCCACTACTGCTGATGTATCTTCTGTGCCTATTTCTCAATTAAATAGTTTATTTCCCGTAAAACCGGAATAATTGTGGAAACTTACCTTTTTAGATATAAAAGTAATGATATCGCAACATTAGGAAGACTTTTTATAGAAAAAGACTTTGAATGTTATATATTAGAGGACCCTCATAGACCTGTTAAAATAAAACATAAAACAAGAATACCTGAAGGTAGGTACGAAATAGTATTAAGAACTTATGGAAGATTTCACGAAATATTTTCAAAGAAATGGCCAGAATTTCATATCGGAATGCTTGAATTAAAAGATGTTCCAAATTTTACAGATATCTTAATACATCCAGGGAATGGCGCTGAAGATACTTCAGGGTGTTTATTAACAGGAAAGGAAGTTGATGAAGATAAAATGATTATACTGCCAGGTACGTCAACTCTGGCGTATATTAATTTATATAAAAAAATAAGTAAAGTTTTAAAAGAAAATGAAAAAGTTTTTATAAATATTATAAATGTAGAAATCGTTGGCGAATACATTGATAAAATTATTCAAGCAAAATTAAAAGAAATTAGAGGTATATAGATATGCCGGAGAAAATAGGATTTTTCGAAGAAGATTCGCATTCTAAGTCACATATGCGACTTATGTCCTTCTCAGTTTACTGGTTACTTGTAGGAATTGATTTTATCATGTTAAAATTTAGTTATTATGCAGATAAAGAATATGATATGAATTTTATTTGGACCTTTCTCGGCGTTAATTTTTTATTTTTAATTGCAATATTTTATCCTAAATATTTACAAAAAATACTTGAATTAGGTCAAGCAAAATTCCAGAAAATAAAAGAAAAAGTTTCGGAGAAGTTGCCAGATGAAAAATAATTGGAGAGAAGTATTAGGATGGGATATGAGTCAAGAGAGCCCTCTTCGAGATAAATTTCCAAATCTCGTGCACCTTGAAGGAATTAGAGAAATTGCAAGAACTGTCCTTAATAATGGTTTTTTAACAGTTGCTCATAATATTCCTGCGGAAGAAAAAAGTAACTGGCTTGAATTTTTTAAAAATTTCGGTGCTGATAAAGATTTTTTAAATACTTTAGAAAGATTGTTTGATGAAAAGATATATTATGAGAGATACCCAAACTCTGAAGAATCAGAAACTGCATGGGAAGAAATGGTATACTTAAGCAGGCATTTAGATACTCTTGCTGAATCTTCAGGAATAATTGAACAATTAATGCAACTGATTAACTGGCAATAATGGGAATACAAAATCCAAATACAGGTGATTATGATTTTAATTTGGGAATTGAGACTGAAGTAATAGAATATATGAAAGAGTCTCATATTATTCAAAGTCGCGTATCTCCTACTCGTTGTTATTTACTGCAGCAAAGCCCTACCGGGTCTATTGTAGGAGAAGGAGTTAATAATGATCCTATTGAAATTACATCTTATATTGAAACTGATCCTAATTATAAAGCAGTAATTTGGTCCTCTGGCTCCCTTCATCCTGATTTACGCCCTTATACAAATGATGGATTAGGGTCGGTGGAAGTTTATATTGATGGAGATAGAGTCAATAGAGTGTTTGAAGTTGAAGATCTACTGAATGATAATGAATTTGTAGTACAAAAAAGATACGATTTAGATCCGCAAAGGGTAGAATTAGTTTTTAATACCGGGTGGGATGCCTCTCTTCATACTATAACTTATAAATATTCAACGCTTGATCAAGGCATAAATCCAGAAAGGGTTAAGCAGGGAGAAGCAATTGATACTCAGCAAACTCTCTTCGGATGGACTCAATGGTTAGATCCAAACCCGGATGATTTTAGACAACCGCATCAAATACTTGTACGTACGCCTCTTACTACAAATAATGTTGTTGTAAATGCTGAAGGTAGAGTAGAACTAGAAGATAATCAATGCTGGATGATTTGGGAGCCTTATGTGAAAGACTTTGATATATTAATTGTACCTGCATCTGAATCTCCTAATGGTAGAGAGTTAAGATTTCAAATTGAAAATAAACAAGATAGTAGAATTCAAGGACAACTTGTAAGTCAAAGATTTCAAATTAAATTACTTGAAGAAAGCGATTCCAGATATCAAATTAATTATGTTACGGTGTAAAGATGAATAACTGGAGAGAGGTGTTAGGGTGGCAATTTGAAGAGAAAGGCATGATCCCTATTTCTAGTATAAGTCAGTTATTTAATGAAGTTTTATTAGATTTTACAGGAATGAGTTCTTTAAAGCTTGTAAAAGATATTATTGTAGATGATTTTTTAGAAAGTGATGTAACTAAAGAAGAATACATAGAGAGTTGGTTAGATGATTTCAGGGAAGTTTTTAGCG